GCGCCCGTTCGCGGGCGCCATCCAGGGCGGCAACGTCTGGTGGGTCGCTCCGAGCTACGGGATCGCGTCGAAAATCTGGCGCGACCTCAAGGCCGCCGTCCGCGGCTGGCCCGACCTCGCAAAGAACGAGGTCGAGCACCGGATCGAGTTCCCGGCCGGCGGCTCTATCACCGTCAAGTCGGCCCACGACCCGGACGCGCTGCGAGGTGAAGGCCTCGACGGGCTCGTGATCGACGAGGCCGCGTTCTGCCCGGAGGCCGCCTGGACGCTCGCGCTCCGGCCGGCGCTCGCGGACCGGCAGGGCTGGGCGATCTTCATTTCGACGCCGGCCGGGACCAACTGGTTCCACGAGCTGTTCAAGAAGGGCGGGACCGAGAACGGCTGGCGCTCGTGGCAGCGCCCGACGTCCGACAACCCCACGGTGCCCGCGAGCGAGCTCGTGGCCGCGAGGACGTCGCTCGGCTCGTTCGCTTTCGCGCGTGAGTTCGAGGCGCAGTTCGTGACCGCGGCTGGCAGCGGGCTCTTCCGCCGCGAGTCGATCCAGTTCTACGACCTGACCGACCTCCCGCGAGCGCCGCTCGTCCGCTTCGCGACGGCCGACCTCGCGGTCAGTACGAAAACGTGGGCCGACTACACGGCGCTCGTGCACCTCGGCCGCGCGCAGGACGGCCGGCTCTTCGTCCTCGACGTCTTCCGCGAGCGCGTCGACGGAGCGGAGCTCGTCCCGACGCTCGCAGCGCTCCTGGCTCGCTGGGGCGCCGGACGGCTCGTGATCGAAGCTGGCGGCCCGCTCTCAGCCGTGAACGCCCAAGCGCGCGCGCACGGGCTCCCGGTGATCGAGCTCTCGACCGGAAACAGGGACAAGGTCACGCGCGCGACGCCGCTCGCCGGCGCGATCGAGGCGGGCCGCGTCCTCTTCCCGCGGTCGGCGCCCTGGCTCGAGACGGTGCTCGGCGAGCTTTACGCCTTCCCCGATCCGAGCGCGCATGACGACGTGGTGGACGCCCTCGCGCTCGGCGTGGCCGCGGCGCCGCCGTTCCAGACGCCGGCGCCCACGCGGCGACGGACCACGTCGCCGACGTCGCGCCCGATCCGCACCCGTTACTGAGCCGTGCGCGTGTGCTACCTGACGGCTGTCTATTGCGCCAGTTCGTCGGTCGAGAATCGCTCAAGATTGCCAGTCCTCACGCCGTGCTCAACCCACAGCACGCCGAGTTCGCTCATTGAGCGCCGACGGTGCCTCGCCGCTCGAGCGAATGCGTCGTAGAGTGACTGCGGCAGCCACAGCTTGACCGGGTGCTTTCGCTTTCCCGTGTAGCGATTCTTCTCGGTCACTATGGGCCTCCATGGGCCTCATTGCCAGCGTGAAGTCTACACGCCGGGACCGATAACTGGCGGTTTAGTGAGGTCGCCATGGCCCGGATCAAGTCCCGCACGCTCCGTGTCCGCGACACGGTCTTCGTCAACGGCACGCAGGTCGTAAGCGCGCAGGGTGTGGCGGTCGCCGACGCCTCGGGCGGCTCGACGGTCGACACTGAGGCCCGCACTGCGATCAACGCGCTGCTCGCGCGCCTCCGCGCGCACGGCCTGATCGCGACGTAGTGCGTGGCCTGGAGCTACTCGGACTGGATCACCTACGCCCGCGGGAGCGCGACCCGCCTAAGCAGGCTCCGCCTCCACATTCAAGAAGTCTCGGACGTGGTCCATAGCGGCAGCTACCAAATCAACGGGCGCTCCGTGAGCAGAGCTGAGGCTCAGTCCTATCTCGACACGCTCCTCTCACTCGAGGCGGTCGAAGACGCCGCCCTCGCCCTCGCTGATAGCTCGCCGACGGCGACTCGAATCGGCTGGTCGCGTGGGAGAGCGATCCTGTGAACTGGCTCGGCCGACTGTTCCGCTCGACGCCCTCTCCCGTCGCCCGCCCTCGAACGCCTTCTCTCGCGAGGTCTCCTGCCATTCACGTCGAGGGCGGGCGCGGGACTTACACGGCGTTCGGGTACCGGAGCGCCACGATCGCCGACCGCGACGGCCGGTCACCGACGGCGGGATCCGGCGACTTGCACGGGACGACGGCTCGCGAGCGCCTCTACGCTCAGTCGCGCGAGTTCCGGAGAAACAACGGGCTCTATAGCGGCATGCTCGCGCGCGCGCGCAGCTATATCGTCGCGGACGGCTTCAAGCTCCAGGCCCTCAGCGAGGACGCCGAATGGAATCGCGACGTCGAGGCAGCGTGGTCTGAGTGGTGGCGCCGGCCCGAGGTGACCGGCCTGCTCTCAGGCCCGCGCGTCGAGGCCATGGTCTGCGACGAACTCCTGACGTGCGGCGAGAGCGCGGTCGTGCTCACGAGCCGCGGACTCCAGGTCATCGAGACCGAGCAGATCACCGGGCCCCAGCTCTCTGACGACGGGATCTCGCGCGACGACGCTGGCGCCCCGACGAGCTACCACGTCTGTCCCTACGGTCGGTCGGGCTCCCCTGAGCGCTCGCGTGGACGCCGCTACGCACCCACGGACATCATCTACGTAGCGGCGCTCGATCGCCCGTCGAGCTCGCGCGCCGTGCCTCCGTGCCAGGCCGCGTTCCCCATGCTCCACCGGATCAACGACGTCTGCGACAGCGAGGCCATCGCCTGGCAGATCCAAGCCAAGATCGCGCTGGTCGTGAACCGTGAATCCGGACTCCCAATTCCCGGCGCCGTGGCCCGCGAGGACGACGACCGCTCGGACGACGAGGCCGACGGCGCGCCGAGCGGGAAGTGGGTTACCGAGCTCGACTACGCGACGATCTTCCACGGCGAGGTCGGCGACAAGGTCTCCGGCATGGAGCGGACCGCGCCGAGCGGCTCGTTCGCCGAGTCGCTCGTCATGTTCCTGCGCCTACTCGGCCTCCCGCTCGGTCTCCCGCTCGAACTCGTCTTGCTCGACTGGACGAAGTCAAACTACAGCCAGAGCCGCGCCGTCCTCGAGCAGGCTGCGGTGACGTTCGCATTCTGGCAGCAGCTCCTTGAGGACCTCTTCCACCGGCGTGTCTACCTCTGGTGGCTGCGGCGTCAGATAGCCTCGGGCGCGATTCCGATCCGTGACGACGCCGAGAAACACGAATGGATCCGGCCCGCGTTCCCCTGGATCGACCAACTCGCCGAGACCGAGGCCGCTGCGGCAATGGTCGATCGCGGCTTCACCACGCACGCCGCGGTCGTCAAGTCAAGGAACGCCGACCCCGATACCGTCGTTGATCAGGTTGACCGCGAGGTCAGGCGCGCGATCGAGCGAGCAAAGGCGATCGAAGCCGACCTCGGTGTACTCCCGCCGTGGGAGACGTTCTGTGGACGGACGCCACCGAAGCAGGCACCCAAGGGCGCAGAGGCGCCCAAGGGCGCCGAGAAGCCAAGGGAGTCGGTGCCAGCGTGACCGCACTCGACGAGATCCGCGGTGAGCCGTGGGCCATGGAGCCTGAGGCGCTCCGATCTTTTGCGCGCGAGGTCGCCGCGCTGCCGCGCGACCAAGCGCGCACCTCCGGCGTGACCACGACTCCAGGACCGCTTTACGCCATGCGCGGCGCGACAGCCGTGATCCAGATCCGCGGCGTCCTACTCAAGCGGGTGCCAGCGTGGGCGAAGCTCATGGGGATCGGAGCGGTCGAGACACCCACCGTGCGCGCCGCCGTCGAGGCTGCCGCCGCCGACTCGCAGGTGCGCTCGATCCTGCTCGAGATCGAGTCGCCGGGCGGCCAGGCGGCTGGCGTGCTCGAGGCCGCGGACGCGATCCACGAGGTGGGCCGGCACAAGCGTGTCGACGCGGTGATCGAGGGCGTTGGTACCTCGGGAGCGTACTGGCTCGCCTCACAGGCGCACGAAATCACGGCGGGCCATGACGCCAAGGTCGGCTCAATCGGCGTCTATCAGGTGTGGATCGACGAGTCGAAGGCGGCGGAGCAGGCCGGCCTCGTTGTTCACGTCGTGCGCTCAGGCCCGTTCAAGGGCATGGGCGAGCCGGGTGCGCTGATCACACAGGGCCAGCTCGCGTCTATGCAAGCCGTCGTCGACGGCTTGGCAAGTCTCTTCTCCGTCGCTGTCTCGCGTGGACGGCGACGTGACACGACAACGCTCGCGACGGGCCAGGTCTGGCTCGCAAGCGAGGCGCGCAACCTCGGCCTTGTAGACCGCGTGGAGTCAGCGGTCCTGGCCTATCGGCGGCTGACTCCGACAGGTGCAGAAATGAGCGACCAGAAAGACCCGGCCACCGAGGCAAGGGCGGCGGAGCAGACGCGGCTAGCCAATCTGCGGGCCGCGTTCCCGCGCGACCTCGAGTTCGCGGTCGAACAGTTCGCGCGGAACGCGACTGTGCAGGAGGCGAAGGCCGCTTACGTCGACGTGCTCGAGCAGCGGATCGCCGATCGTGAGAGCGCGGCGGCGATCGAGAAGGCGAAGGCAGTCGAGGACGCGCTGGCCAAGAGCAAGGGCGCGTCGCTCGAGCCCGGAGCGCCGCCCGTCCCTCACAGCACCCCCGGCGCGTCGCTCGATCGAGACGAGGGCCCGTTCCTCGCGGCGGCTCGCGCCTACGCGTCGGAGAAGAAGTGCTCCATGCGTCAGGCCATGTCGCGTGTCGCCACGGCCCAGCCTGAGGTCTTCGCCAAGCACGTCGAGCAGTGCCAGGCGCAGGCGCCTGAGCACGCAGCTCGCAAGCGCCGTCTCGGCGTGAATTGAGGAGTAGCCAATGAGCACAATGGAGAGCACGGGCATCAGGACGTTCGAGGCAGGGGAGGCGATCACCCAGTACGCCAGAGTGCGTTACAACTCCTCCTCTCAGATCGTCGAGGCCGACGCCGACGATAAGGGGATCGGCACCGCACAGGTCGCCGCAGCGGCGAGCGGCGACCCCGTGTCCGTGAAGCTCTGGTCGGCACCCGGCACGCACAAAATGATCGCGAATGGTGCGTTATCGATCAACGACGTCGTGTATGGAGCTGACGAGGGCACGGTCGACGACGTCGTCGGGACCGGGATCGCTGTCGGTCGCGCCGTCACCGCGGCCACCGCCTCGAGCGACGTGATCGAGGTGCTTCCGTTCGCGGCTGAGCACACTGGGCTCGTCTACAGCAACACAGCCGACTCGGCTCAGGTCGAGAACACGATCGCCGAGACGGCGTTCGACAGGTCGAAGACGATCGACGGTGGTGAGCTCCAGGTTGGCGACGTGATCGAAGTCGTGGCCCAGGTCTTCGTCGAGGACAACAACTCGACCGATACGCTGACTTGCAAGCTCTACTTCGGCACCGAAGTGATCGCTACGACGGGCGCGGTCGACAGCGCCGACAACGATATCTGCTACTTCCACGCCTTCGTCGTCATTCGCTCCCTCGGCGCCTCGGGCACGATCGCGGCCACGGGAGTCGTCGCGAACGGCGTCGAAGGCACGGTCACGGCGAAGCCGTTCCGACTCGCACAAGCGACCGAGGATCTCTCCGGCGACGTGACCATCGCCGTCAAAGCGACGTGGTCAGTCGCGCATGCGGACAACGAGTGTGAACTCGAGAACCTGATCGTGATCAAGCACAGGCAGTAGGCAGTAGGTGGAGGGCCAAGAAACAACCACTTTGCCCCATAACTAGGGGCCAGGAGTTACACAGTGGTCAACTACAGTGGTACCTACGCCTCGCCGCGACTTGACCTCGGCGTGGCGTTCATGGAGCACAGCGCGGAACTCGACGAGTTCATCGGGCTCCAGATCCTCCCCATGTTCCGCACGCAGCGGAAGGCGGCGAGCTTCTCGGCGATCACGCGCGAGACGCTCCTCCAGGACTCGCTCGCCCTACGGGCGCCGCGCTCGGGATACAACAGGATCCGCACCGGCGCCGAGGACAAGAGCTACACCTGCGTCGAGTACGGCCTTGAGCATGTGGTCGACGACGCAGAGCGCGAGCTCTACGCGAACGACTTCGACGCCGAGGACGCTGCGGCCAAGATCACCGCGCGCGCCCTCATGCTTCAGCTCGAGAAGCGGATCAACACGCTCGTGTTCAACACGACGACGTGGACAGGCGCCAGCCTCTACACCGACAACTCGGCGGCGCCGTGGGACACCGCCACGAGCGACGTGGTCTCACACGTTCTCGCCGCGAAGGAAAAGGTCCGCGTCGGAACCGGCATGCCGGCGAACGCGCTGATCCTCGCCAAGGCTCAAATGGAGAACCTACTCAAGAACGAGTACATCGTCGACCGCTTCCCCGGCGCCAACGTGGTCACGGAGGACATGATCCGCGCGAATCTCGCCTCGATCTTCGGCCTGTCGAAGCTGATCGTTGGCGGGGCGGTTCGCGACAGCGCGATCGAAGGTCAGGCGTTCTCGTCGGCCGACGTGTGGTCAGACGACTACGCCATGGTCGCGCGCGTGGCCGAGCAGGGCGATCCGCTCCAGACGCCGTGCGTGGGTCGCACGTTCCTGTGGGTGCCTGACTCGCCGTCCGAGATCACGGTCGAGATGTACCGCGAGGAGCAGAGCCGAGGTGACGTGCTGCGGGCGCGGCACAATGTCGACGAGCTGATCTTCGACTCGGCCTTCGCTCACCTCATGAAGATCGACTAGCCATGACCTGGGTTGAGGACAGGGCGGGCGACGCTTCCAGGATCGTCACCGAGCAGGGGGAGTCCGTTTCCTACACGGCTTACGGTGCCTCCGCGGCGACCGTCAGCGCCGTGTGGAGTCCAGCTGACTCTCCCGAGTCCGTCAGCGACGGGCGCCAGGAAGTGCGCCGAGGCACAGTGCAGGTCCTCCCGACCGTCGCGACGGCGCCGGACACGCGCGACACGTTCGAGATCACCGAGAAACGCGGCGACAACTCGCACCTGAATATCGCGGCAGCCTCGCCGACCTCGCCGACGATCACCGGACTAGCTGACAACAATAGCGACTCTCGCACGCTGTACTGGCAGATCACGGGCTCCGGCCCCTATACGGTCAGCTTCTACAAATCGGCTTCCCTCGCGGCCGGTGCCATTGTTGCGCAGGCGACGGGCGTGGCGGCCGGCGCTGCATACTCAGCGACGCAGCAGAACTCGAGCGGGCTGACGGTCGCCGGCACGGCCGGCAGTGCACCGGTGACGGGCGCCACCGGAACGCTGTCCCGGATCACCTACCACGTCGAGCGGATCCGCTCGCAACGCTGGATCGTCGAGCTCGACGTCGTGGCGCTCCTCGGGAGGTAGCACCATGGCGACCGTCTACCTCTGGGTCCGCGAAGACGGAGAGCAGCCGAAGGCGATCGAGAAGGGCTCGCGCCCGCTCGGCCCCGGCCGCGTCGTCGAGGTGAGCGGCGTCCGCTCGTGCGACGACGCGCGGCGCACCTACGCACTCTCGCGTCAATCGGTCGACGTCACTTCCGACGAGTTCCGCGCGCTCGAGCCACAGGCTCGGAACGAACGACTCACGCGCCACGGACAGATTCTCGGCGCCCAACTCGCCGTGCGGGAGGTGAGCCTTGGCTAACCTCGCAAAGACCAACGCTCAGTGGAAGCAATTCGTCAAAGAGACCATGTTCTTTCTCGGTCTGTTGCGTTGCCTTCGCGAGTACCGCGACAGCGTATTCCTGCAGCGACTGCAGTTTGTGAACGAGAACGACGCCACGTCTTCAACTGCACACTTCACGGCAATAGCTCTCACCGGTATCGACCTCGACGTCAACACGTCGTCGGCCGGGATCCTCTACGTCCGCATCACCGCGAACGGCGGCAACTGGGATATCAAGCTTTACACTGCGACCGGAGCCTCGGGGCTCGTCGGCACAGCCACGAACGTCGCCGCGTCGGCTGCTGGCACGATCGTCGCCGACAACTCGAGCGGGCTCGGCGGAACGATCACGCTCGGCGCCACGATCGCGGCCGAGACGAACGACCGTCACCAGATCCGTTGCTTCCCAGACTGGCGCGCCCGCCTCGACTACGTGTTTGACAACGACGACGAGGACGAGCAGTTCTCGCGCGCAGCCGCCTTGGGGCTCTGCGAGGACCTCACCGCACTCTTCGACAGCGGCATTGCTCTCTGCAAGAGTCGTCTCGAGGAGTTCCTGCTCTCCGCCCCCGGCAACCCGGTCGCACGCGGCAACACGTTCCTGTCCACTTCGCAGGCGAGGCTCATCAGCAACGTCGCGCGCGAGGACGACGACGGCAACGTGTCGCGCGTCGTCACCGGGCTCTTTCCGTGGCTCAGGCTCGCCATGGAAGACGAAGCGACCGGCTCAGAGCAGGACGTCGTCAAGATCGTCCCGAGCGCCGCCGCCGGTGTCTTCGAGGCCGGCAACGACGGCTTGGGCGCGGTCGCACAGCACACACCCGGGGAGGAGTGCCCGGCCTCGCTCTGGCAGTTCTACTGCACCGCGGGCGTCGACACTGGCGATCTCGGCAAGGAGCGGTTCCGCGTCGTCGTAGGCTTTACGGGCTCGGGCGACGATCGGACGCTCTCGATCTCCGAAGGCCCCGTCGTCGGCCGGACATGGGAGGGTCCGCTCGGCTTCGGCCCGATCACGATCACGCGCACGTTCACGAAGACGGGCGACGGCACGCACGTCGACTTCGCCGCCGCGACGGGCGCCACGGCGCCGACCGTGACCGGGATCACAAACAACAACAGCAACTCCGGCGTGCTCTACTGCAAGATCGTCACGGGCTCGACGTGGACGGTGAACGTCTACAAGTCCTCGAGCTACGCCACGGCCGACCTCGTCGCCTCGGCCACCGGCGTCTCAACGAACGCGGCGTTCACGGCGAACGCGCAGAACGGCTCGGGGCTCACGGTCGCATGGAAGAGCGGCACCGCTCCGACGAACGGCAACACCGTGACACTAGACGTGAACGGATTCCACGCCGAGAACAGCGACAAGGTTCCCGACGCTTTCTCGGTGACGGTCACGGTCGAGGCGTCGCCGGGGCTGATTCAGTCTCTGATTGCTGACGAGTTCGGGACGCGGCTGAACTCCGACACGAGAGGCTCAGAGCAGATCCCCGACGACATGCTGAGGATCGGCACCTTCGTTCCGTTTATCTCAGAGGACAACTAACACAGTGGCCCGCCTGTGGCGGCTCGAGATCCAGGGCTCGTCGAACCACACGTTCGATATCGACGGCGAGTTCACGCCGACACGAATTCTCGTCTACGACGACGCCTCGACCGACACGACCAACTACCAGGCGGAGCCGATCGAGCTCCGTGACGTGTGGGAGATCCGCGGTGCGAAGCTGAGGGCGGCGACCGTCGAGGCGTTGTGGGACAGCATCCACACGTTCAAGGACCGGTTCGCCACGTCGGGTTCGACGCGCGCGACGTCGTTCCCGAGCTACGCCAAGATCGTCCGCGACCCGGACGGGACGCCGGCGGACGAGTGGGTGCTCGGCCCCTCGACCTACGAGGGCTTCCGCGTCGAAGAGATCCGCTTCGGGGCGGTCGAGGAGTCGCGCGGCGAGACGTTCGGCGCGAGCGTCTCGGTCGACATGCGCATGTCGGCGTCGATCCGCCAAGCCGACACGAACGGCCTCGTGGGCTGGCGCCAGAGCGTCGAGAAGAGCTATGGGCCAGACGGCCTGCTCGTCCTGACGTGGCGCACGCGGATCACGACGCAGGAGAACACGAGCGCCGAAACGAAGGCGCAGAGCTACGCTGCGATCCCGACGAGCGCACTCTCGGGCGACGACACCTACCTGACCAACGGGCCCTATGGCGTAGATATCACGATCGTCGACGCGAAGGAGCAGTCGAGCCGCGTCCCCACCGTCGTCGAGTGCGTGAGCACCGTCAAGCAGTGGGGTATCTCGACCGGTGCGACGTCAGCGCAGGGCTCGCCCGGCGAGGTCGACTACAGCGTCACGACGGAGGTGACGCCCGACGAGACGATCACGACAACGACGGCCGCCGCGCGCGGACCCGGCGCGCTCTCGTGGGTGCGCGACCAGGCGCCGGTGGCCTTCAACACGAAGCGCGAGATCAGCCGCACGAGCCACAACGAGGCTCGCTGTGAGTGGGTCAAGCGAGCGTCTCGCTACGACGACGCGCTCTCTACCAGCCGAATCGAGATCACGGGCGGCCACCAGGCCAAGGCGTTCTGGCCCACGATCGCGAAGTTCAGGCCCGTGCTTGCTGTGGGCGCCTTCCTGCCGTGGGAGGCGGTCGTCACCGTCACGGTCGAGAAGCGCGGCTCCGACCTCACGCCGAACGACATGCGTTTCCCGGGCAAGCTGCCTGCGCCGTGGGTGTTCTTCGAGGACGAGAGCTACGAGACGGAGCCCGAGCGCGTCGAGCTAGCCCCGAAGGACCAGTCTCGCACGGGCGACTTGTGGCGCCGCGAAGCGAAGCTCGTGTTCCGCTCGGCCGACAAGCCGACGTTCCCGCTCCTCGCCCAGATCGCGAAGGCCACGGCGGTCGAGCGCTACCTGACGGGGGCGGTGGCATGAGAGCTAAGCGACCGCAAGGAGGACCAACGTTCGACCCAGCGAAGATCACGCGCGACGCGATTGCGGCTGACAAGGCCGAGGCCACCCGCGAGGCCGAGGAGGTGAACCGCCTTATCGAGCGCGCGATCGAGGACGCACGGCACACAGCGCGGGAGCGACGCCGTGGCTGAGCGCCTGCGGACGATCATCGAGCTCGCGAAGAGCAACCTCCGCACGCTCACCGGCGTGCT